GGTGCTTGGACAATAGTTGTTTGAAATCCTGTGTTGTTAAAATTTGTTTTTACTGAATATTGTGTAACACCATTAACAGGCTGCCATGATAAAACAATCTTACTTACAGCCCGATCACCTAAAACAACAATTAATTCTTCAGCAGTTAATCCATCAGGTGCTGGTTTATCATCAATTAAATTTGTATTAGCTGGAAAACTAACAGTCCCACCATCCTCTATAAATGCGTATTTATCAGAATTATGAAACATTGCTGTAATTGTAAAGGTACCATTTGACTCTTCTTTTACTGATAAAACTCTAAAATCTTCTGTTTCTGTGTTTGTCCTTACAAATAACCAATTACTGAAAGCTTGCGGAGCAGAGGAATATGCACTATTCACTGTAATAACCTTTCCTGATATTGATGATATTGTTTTTGTTTCAACAGTACCATCAGTGAGAATTACAGATAATTGATCGCCAGATGCTACCTCTGTAGGTAAATCAGTTGTATTATCAATAGTTATCTGTGTTGTTGTTGCTGCATTAATTTTTCCAGACCGTCTAAATCCATTTCTAACAGGGTCCGATATTGTTATTATTTGAGATGGTCTAATTAAAGAACCTGCATCTGCTGTTGTTCCAAAAGTTACAGTTTCCGTTTCAGTGTTTTGTGTAACTAAATGCCATAACCCCAACCTTCTTGCTTGACCAGCATCAGTACAACCAATGGCTTCAATATTTTTTACAACTTCTCCAAATTTATCCGTATTAGCAGAGGTATCAGTTACTGTTACGTAATCAAACATTCTTATATCATTATTAAAATATTTAACATTTATGATTGTATCTTTTGTTTTTTGGCTTGCACCTTGATAAACAAATCCACCCTCTAAAACGTTTGCATAACTAAAGAAATAAGAACTTGTTGTTGGTCTATCTTGAGCAATAGTAATTTTTGAATCTTCATAAAACAGATTTGCTCTCATTATTGATGCAATTTTATTAAGCAATGTATATGCTGCCTCAGATTGTTGTAAAACAATATTGCAACTAAATCTTGGGCCTGTACCACCCTGCATATTATCTATCTGTTCCGAGTTATAAACTGAAGCATTGTAAAATGCAAATTTATCTACCTCATCTTCTGTTACAAAATCACCAAAACCTGCCTTGCTTTCAGTAATAAGATCATATAACACCCATGCTGGGTCATTACAATATTCTTTTGTGCTTTTCAAAGTACCATTAAAATCACCACTAAAAGACAAAGATCCATCTGATCTAACAGTTGAATTGTGCGGAATCTTCACACGTCTACCTCTTACCCTGTACATACGTCTGGGGATAGACCTGAAGACCTCTGCATCAAAGCGTATAGCTACACATGCTGTATCTGGAAAGGTTTGTGGATCAGTTACTATTTCTGTTATTGAGGATAATTGAAAAGAATCTCTTAATAAAGGGTCTGTGCTGTCATCAGTTATTCTTTCAACTTTAACTGTCAATGGAAAATCTGAATCCTGAATATCATCAGGCAAAGAAATTAAATGATCTTTAAAATAGGCCGATATACTTTTACCAGCTAACAATCCACCACTTACATATACATCTGGATCTGTTGTTAAACCACTAAAGTTTGGATCATGTACTATGCCTTTAATAACATTATCGGCTTGATCTCTTACAAAAATGTTATATTGTACTGCTGTTCCACCAACATCTCCTGTATCCTCAACTTTTGATAAAGCTGAAAAACCTAAAGTTACTCTTATTTGATCTGTATTTGTGTCTGTAATTGTTACTGTTTGTGGACTATCTTTTAAAACATCTGTTCCTATTGACCTTTCTCTTTCTTGAACATCAAAGCCTTTTATTTTGGTTTGATCTGAAGTTCCAAAACGTGGAATAATTCGTGGTCTATTTGCAAATGATGTTCCAAAATTAAAATCCTCTCTTCCAGTTTGTGTAAAAGCACTTGATGATGTATCTTTTAAAACACTTGTACTATTCAAAAATACATCTTTTAGTGCTAATCGGTTATAACCTACCGTACCTCTAGTTTTATTTGCATCTATAGCGGAAGGAAAGCCCTCTATCTCACCCTCTGATATTACATCAAGTAATGTTATAAATTGACGAGATCCAAGCTCGCCCTCTTCCATTTCACTATCTGTCACTCTTGGACCATCTAGGTGTTCTGGATTTAAGTCGTAGTATTTTAAGCGTCTAATTCCCATAATTTACTCCCGATAAACAGGTGCGGTATCAATACCAGAACTGACTACTACAGATCCTGTGAAAACTTCACCATAAACTATAGGAACACAAACACCAGCTCTGGACACGTTTTGTATGCCACTAAATGAATAATTCACTCTTGCATCAGTTTCACTCAAACCACTATCTAAACTTCCTATTTCAGGCTGTGGCTGTGGGAACAACATATTTGTTACACCTGTAATAGCCAAGTTAGTTCCATAAGTTATCATTGCACCACCTATGAAAGCAGCGATGGTACCACCAAGACCTGTAACAGCTAAACCACCGCCTACAAATAGAAGTCCCAAAAAGAAAATTGAACCAGAAACCACAGGTATAATTTTTATTTCACCTTCACTAATAATATTTAGTTCTTCTGCTGTTTCTATAACATCGTTGTTTATTGAAATCCTGTAAATATTTTCTTTAAGATGCTTTTCAATGTTTGGATAATTACAATTTATAAATTTGAAAACATCTTTGATAGTTTTTACATCTGCATAATTAACGTGCCATCCAACAAGTTCTGCTAACCTTCCATATACCTTTATTTTTCTTAAACCTTTTTCATCCTCTGTTCTTTCTCTATCAATAAATTTTTCTTTTGATAGTAATGGCGTATGAACTTTTGGTTTTAGTTCTTGAAATTTGTCACCTGTAGGATCAAAAATAAACCAAGATAATCCTATAAAATCACAATTTTTTATATCTTCCTCTGATGCAGTCAAATCACCATTCGGGTGCGAATGGCATATATGCAATACTGTTCCTGTCTCTTCTGCCTTTACCCAATCCTCTGGATCTATTGTAAAAGATGTTGCTCCTTCTATAGCTAAATTCTTACAGGGAAAATATTGTTGTTTTCCATCTACATCAAGAACAAGACCGCAAGATTCATCTGGTAATGAAATTTTTGCATGATGTAATGCCTGTTCTTGCCAACTATTCATGCGAAAGTACCAACCGAGGGGAAATCTTCTCTTGTTATTATTCTCTTTGGTGCAAACCTATTTTGCAAGTCTAAAGCCATAGCAAGTTCAAATTCTACAAAATCTTTACTTTCAACAGTTTTTCTATCTATAAAAAAAGTATGATT